CACCAAATCAGCAGTGTTCTAGGTATTCCGCACTTTAAACATCAGATATCCAAGCCCTGTTCCACGTCCTTTTGACGTACTGTCCACCTCTCGCCCCGTGTAGTTAACAGCTCATGGGGACTTTAGAGATTTTCTCAGTTACCTCTCAAGCCCTTGAAATTCTCGACTTGCCCACAGAAGAGTCGGTTGCACCTCCAGTTACAGAGGGCAATATCACCGGTGTTTCCACACTGGGTGTCACTCCTGCCCCCTCTACACTTCATCCAGGTGTGCACGATCCTCTTCCATTCCAACCTACATCTGTCGCTGATCTTATGCGAGAGATGCCTGTCTACAAGCTCACGTTCTCCAATTCAACTGCTGTCGGAACCGCTACTTCGTTCGCTCCTCTACATGCGTTGTTGGCGGCTCTAGCTAGCCCACTGCTATACCAGTATGACTTGTTGCGCTACAAAGCGATAAAGCTCCGACTTACTCCAGTCGGTTGTACACCTTCGCTCAATGGTGCCATTCGTCTTTCTGGTCAGCCATTGACTGCTTCTCAGGCTCTGTGTTGGTCGATGATTATCGGCATTCTACTGTCGAAAACATCATCGTTCCTTTTTCTCACGCCAAAGAAATTTGCATGTCAATACCTTGGTTGTATCCTCGTAATGGGTTACAGACCTCGGCTCTCCACACCGCCATGATTTCACCTTATGTGAGTGCTACTGACAATGTTCCTCGTTTCACCTCTACATTGGCTTCCATTCTCTACAACACCTCTCTTACCGCATGTTCCGTGAATTACGTGATTTATGCCCAGTTTGAAGGTCTTGAGTTGTCTATGTACAATGGTGGCAGTTTGTCAGCCCCCACATCTTATCCCGGCTACCTTGCCATGACGAATTCTGTCTGGACCTTAGACACAACTCATTCGTATGGCAAAGGTGATAGAGAAGCCCAGAAGAAGTCAGAAACTGGTGTGATTTCGGGAATTGCTGGGTCTGTTAAGCATATTGCAGATTCAGTTGAATCCCTTGTTCCAAATCCCATCAGTCCTGTTGTCTCTACGATTGCAGGTGTGGTTGGTTCAATTGCTCAGTTCTTTGGGTTTGACAAACCAGCCAACGTCGATGCTACCACGCACGTTGAACCCCGTTTTGGCGACGATATGTTGCCAATCGGGGGACTGGATTCGTCTGTGAAGATGAATGTTGCCCAAGATGTGATAGATGACTTTGACCCATCGATCATGGGAGCTTCCAAGAATGATGCCTCTGTGGCACAGTATGCTTCGCGCTTTGCTGTTGTTGGCAATTTGACAGATCCAGG